CTCATTTCAAAAACCTTATTAAATACTTATGGTCGAGATGCAAACGAAAGAGGTAATATCGTATTCACTAATATTGATGAACGATATGAATCAACTATTGAACCATCACATAAAATTATTGTTGCTGATGATGTGGCAAATAACAAAAATAATAAACCGAACTATGATCGGTTGTTAAATTATGTTAATACTGTACCACGTCCTTTAGAGAAAGCAGAAGCTGATAAAAAGGGCAAATATTACCCAGGTAATGATGCTTTGATTGTCACCACGAATGATGAAACCATTCGTGCTGTTGAATGTTCAGTATGTCCTGAAAGTATTCTCCGACGATTTGCTCTTGATGTAGAAGTAGAGATAAGAGAAGAATTTCAGAATGCTTTTGGAGGATTAACGAAACAAGACACATTGCGATTTGATGTGTATCGTTTGACTTTAAAACGTTTTAGTCATATTGAACCAACATCTGAAGGTGGATCCACAATTGTGTGGGATATTATTCCCCGCAAAGAATGGAACTCTTATGATGATGAAGCACATGATTTTCATGCTATGTGTTCTTTTATTGTAAAAGATGTACAATTGCATAAACAGCGACAGATTACACAGATGAATATTCAAACAAAATTGGATACTTGTGGATTCTGTGAAGTATGTGGTAACCCTGATATGATTTGCTCATGTCAACCAATTGCTGAAGCAATGGCTTCGCCTTTGACTATATGGCAAGCAATGAGTACACAAGAATTGTGGGATTTACGCTTAAGCTTAACTAATGTGCGCAGTTTCTTTAGAAGAACTGTTGCTACAATGAAGTTAGCAAAAAAGGTCCATGACGATCGTAATGTTTACGTTGGAGCGATTACTACTATAGTTGCTAGTGCTCTTTTTAGTACATTACTTGGTGCTCGTGCTACTCAAACAATTGCTATGGGTACACTTGGATTTATTGCTTTTCGTTATACGGAAACTATTAGAGCTATTGATGATGAACTTGACAGAAGAACCGATCAATTGTCGTCACTTTGTCTTGATGTCAAAGAACACTTAGAGAATAATGCTAAAAAGTATTTTGCTGTGAGTGGTGCTATTTTCTTTACATATGGTATGTACCGTATTATGAAGACTTTGATGTTTAAGACACAGGATAAGACTACTTACCTTGATTTAACACACGATGTATTCACGAAAGTTCTAGATAGTCCTAGAAAAGGTCATTTTGTATTTGAAATGCAAGATCAACGCGATTACAAGGAAGGATACTCTCGATTACCTCCTAAAGATTCTGCGTTTTCTAAAACAACAACGAGCAAAGATTTACAATTATCTATTGCACGATCATTAAGGGTTGTCGTTATCAAATCTAG